TCAGGGCTATTAGCTATTCCTGCTAGTGTAGCGTAATAACCTGCTACCAAAGTGCCGTTAACTGTTGTCCATCCTGTTGTGTTAGTACCAAGACCGCCATTTGTAACTAATTCAGATAATTCGTAATCATATTGATAGCGCAGATTCTTGTACGTCTTGTATGTCGGGTTGGAATAATCACCAATATGAATCATGTTGCTTGCAAATTTGTTGGTATGATTACCTACTGCATAGATTCTTTGCCAGTTAGCTTCTGGATTACTATCAGCGTAAAACACCCCAATAGGGTTAGCGATAAACTGAATTGGAACTTGCACCTCTACTTGTGTGTAAAAAGTGCCTGATCTTGATAACGTTGTTCCTGCTGACATTTGCAGATGTGATTTTATATCTATGTGTTTTCCCTTAAATAGATTCCATTCTGCCGCAGGGAAATCGAACTCAAGTACAGTGTTATATGTGTTGTAAGCACTTATAGTATAAGAACTCGCATAGGCTAAATATTCTTCTTCTACCGCGCCTGTAAACTTGTTAGCACTGATAGTATCAGCCTTGATATGTTTACCCTCAAGTGTATTATTAATAATTGTATCACCCGAAGTTGTAGGGGTGTCGCGATAAAAAGGCATAACATTTATCCGTAATCGTTTATTAGTGTAATTCGTTGGGTTCTACTAATACTGCCACTAGCCCAAGTTGCAGTGACAGTAATAAAGTAGCCCTCGTATGAATTTAGACCGACGCTTTGGTCAAATCCTAGCGGCTTATGTTCACAATATATAACAGCCACTGTGTTGCTTTGTTCTGTGGCAAGTGTCAAAAATGTTGGCTGAGTTATAGAATTATTTAAGCTGTTATTTTGGTATTCGGTAACAGCGTATGTCCAAACTACGTTTTCATCTTTAAACGCATCATAATTTAATGCGTAATTTACTCTAAAACTTGCGTTATAACTACCACGCCCAAGTGTATTATTTGGATCGCCAATAGGGATCGGATAAAAATAAACTACCTCTAATTCTTCTTGCCAGTAATATCTTGCAGAATGTTCTATAAATCCATCTTCGCCTCTAAAATATTGAACAAATCTATCTCCAGTTACAGGCGGTCTACCACCTCTAAGCAACCACGCAAAGTCTACAGGCGGTTGATCTACTTGAGTAATAAGATCCATTTCTTGGTAAATAGTTTGCGCATTATGAAAAGTGTATTTAAAGAACTGTGGTGTTTGGTATATTACCGGTGCAAGAGACTTATTATTTGTAGAAACAGCAGTAACAGATACTCGGAAAGGTCTTCCAACATCTGTAAATTTTTCGAACAGGTTATATGTATCATAAACTAAAGAAGTTTTAATAATATCACCTGAGATTGCATCAGAAAATTCCACCAGAAAATGCTTTACCTGATCTGTGATAACGTAATCAAACTCGACTTCTAGTTTTTCTTCATATTCAGTTCCGGAAAACAAAGGTACATATTCTTCTATTTCAACAAACAAGTTTTGAACCTGCGGTATAAATCCATCCCAAGTGTTTAAAGATCCACCCGCAGTGTAATCAATAGCATCGCTTGCTGTCCAATCATAAATAGGTTGCGCAACCTCTTTGCCTGTTATTTCAACAGTGATTCCATTTTCTATGCTGTTTTTTATTTTATATTCAGTAATTTCAAATTCTTTTTCTGTTCCATTAGAATAACCTAAAAGGTCATTAGAAAATTCAAATACATCTCCTATCTTATAACGCAAACCAATAATGCCGATTTCAAAAGATACTGTAGCCTGCATTCGTGAGCGTAATAACATTAATCTAGCTAATCTTTGCGCATCTTCAACGTGTGTTGTGTATGGCAAATCATAAGTTAGGTATAGTGTTTGACGATCTTGCATATCATAGTTCTGACCGCTTGCATTCTGACTACTTATTTGTGCAGGGTATTCTGACGGCATATAATTATCGTGCTGACTAAGGAACTTTCCTTTGACTCGATTATATGTTTCTGCTCTACTTAACTTACTCGCAAACTTGATATCACCTAATATATGGTTTTCACTGATTATATCAGGGTGAGGGGTTTTATATGCGTATGGTGCAATATGATATTTACCACTAGCATAGTGTAGCTTGCCATTCATGGATGTAAGTAGCTCTCTAATATTTTCTCTGTGTGTTTTGTTAGAGTATAAAGAACCATTACAAGTATATCTTTTGCGGGCAAGACCGCTTGTGTCGGTTACTAATTCATCACATTCATCAATAGCATCACGCAAGGACTGCTCGTCAAAATTATCTAAGTCTTCACCTAAGCCTAATTTATTATCGCGCATATAATCTAGTAGGCACAAAGCCGAGTTATCACTATACTCCCATGTATTTGGTACGTTTGCCCTATGTGATGAAACGCCTAGTGATGAATCGTATAAAATAGAGCCAGATGTTGAATCTTTTCTTGGGTCATAAATTTTTCTACCTCTAATTTTACCTGAAACAGTCGGAAAACCATTTGGGAATAAGTTTCTATTATAAAAAAGGTTAATCATTGAATATGCTATACCTGCAAAGCTGTGCTGTGCATCCCAGTAAGATGGCATATTGCTAAAAGCTCCAGTTTTATAAAAAGTACCACCACTACCTACGAAATGCTGTGCCGCGTACTGATCTGCATAGACGTTAGGTGAAACTTCTGTTGCTAAATTTGAATCAAGGTATATTTCGCTTACTTGATCAATTACTCCATCGCACCATACAATTGCAAAATAATAGTTATATGAATTATTTGATGCAACGTGTCTCCAGACTATGTTTCCTGCTGTCCTAATTGTTCCATAAATATATCTTCTAGGTGCTGTTGTGTCAGTGCCACTTTCTATATCCTTAGTAATTGTATTGGCGGTATTATCTACAAAAGCACTTGTGATATTATTTTCATGTACAGAATCAATAATATAATCGTACGCATGATCTTCAGATGCAAAATTTCTATTACTAAATTCTGCGCTATCAGATAAAGAATTAGATTTAAATATACTCATACTATCCCCCAACTAAATACGCCATTCCTAGTCGCATTTAGGTAATTGAAGCCTTTATCTACTGAATTTTCCAATTTTTGATCACTTGCAGTGTATGTTCTATTTTTTGCTTCTGATAACCGCACAAATTTATGTTCAGCCGTTATTGTAACTTCAACTGTAGTTGGGGTTTGTAAAAATTGTATTTTATCAACAAATCCATCGAAATATACAAATGGTTCATCTTCTGGAATATTATGCACTGAATAATGCGTACCTAAATAAATCTTAAAAGGCATCCCCTGATATTCAACGTCTCTCAGAGTTGCTATAATCTCTGTGGTAGCCATAACCTTTACTTCAATACCATTAGCGGTTAAATCGCCATGCTCGCTAGTATCTCCAATTGATATTAGCCCACCAAGTGCAGTATAAGTATTTTGCTGACCATTTATAGTTATATCTCTATCTTCATAACCAGTCCACATTCTATCAATTATTGCTAAATTTGGATTGTTTGGATCAGGCAAATAAAAATCAACGGCAAAATAAGGAAATACTCCACTAACACCTAAAGCATTATTGATACTACTATTAATATTCCTTGCCATTTTTATATTATACCTATGTGTAATCTATATGTTGTACGCAGGTAAAATAAAACCCTGATGTTATAGCGTTATTTATATCAAACTGAACTGTATCTGATTCTAACCTAAAGAACCCTGCAGGATCGTCAAAATTAACATCTCTACCTACAGAAACAGTTGCAGTTAAAGGCGGTTCTATTTCTAAATTTTGATAAGAAGTATAATCAGTTACTATATGTAACTTCTTGTCTATATCAAAAATTCTACCTCTTGCACCTGCTTGCGTGTTATCAGTATATATAAGGGTATCCCCAATATGTCTGTCAGTGTAATTTGTAGTAATGTTTGTTAATTGCGTTTCTTGATTCACATTCCACTGATGATAAATTGGTAATGGAAAAACAACTTTTCTACCTCTTAATAATGCTAAAAATGCTTGAAATTCGTTTAAATTATTACCTTGTAGTGGCTTTATTTTTACATCCGCTTCCCACTTACCAATATGACCAGAATATTGCACCTGTTGTTCAAATGTGTAAGGGGATTCAGTTATAGCATTACTGCGAACAAGCCTTAAACCCATGCTTTCAATTAGATCTGGGTTATTAAATAAAAAGTAATTTGACATTTATCTACCTACCATTTGAGAGCCAAATGAACCGCCTCTTCTTTTAGCATTAACAACTGCCGTTTTAGCGGCTTCTTTTATTTGCGGCAATAAGTTGTTTATTTCTGCTCTTACTGTTGATTGTACACCAGTAGTCACATTAATTGTTTGATTAATTACTACACCCTGACTTTGACCTTTAGTGTGATCTATAACAGTTTCATTAGGGTGAAGCATAGCAGGGAAACCCCCCTTGCCATCCATGCCGCCCGCTCTTGCACCGCGACCTGTAAATCCACCGCCATCATAGCTAGAACGCTGTGAATAGGGTATATATTGCCCGCTAGGAGTAAAGTATTGATCTGCAACGCTAGTATTTGCGCTGTCTCTTAAAGAGGCTAACTGACCTTGTAGTTCTGCAATTTCGCGCCTTGTATCTGCCACGCCTTGTGCAAATGGATTTTTAAGTTGCGTTCCGTTGAACAAGCCAATGACTTGGTTGAATATATTTATTAGATTACCAAAGGTCTGGTTCAAAGTGTTTTTTATAAACCATTCCATTTTGGTTAATTCTAGCTTTGCTGAAACAACTGCAGATTCAAAATTTAAAAATGCATTTTTTACGTTATCAAAAGCATTTATTAATAATCTAGCTACCTTTTCACCTACATTTCCAGATTCATTTTGTTTTTTTATAAAACGTACAAATCTTTCAGATAAATCTTTTATAGTAGGTGCAAATTCAACTGTCATGGCTTGCACAACGCCTTTAATTGCTGTTTTAGCATCTGTAAAAGCATCATTAGCTTCTTCAATAGCTTTAGCATCTACAGAATCTAAGGTTATTCCTAGATCATCAGCTTCCATCGCCATATCTTGTAAGGCGTGAGAGCCCTCTGCTAAAGTATTTACAAGCGCAACACCCTCAGAATCAAACAGCTTCATAGCTAAACGAACGCGATCAGATTGCGTAGCAACGCCTTGCATGGCATCAGCAACCATGCCCATTTGCACATCTAGCGGCTGTTTAATTAGAGATTCTGCATCTAAACCTAGCTCTTTAAGAGCATTAACCGCCTCTCCAGTACCAAGTGCCGCCTCACTTGCTCTACGCGTGAAACGCTGTAACGCCATATCCATTGTTTCCGTAGAAACGCCAGTTCTCTCTGCCGCATACCTCAGACCAGATAATGCTTCTGTAGTGATGCCAATCTTTGATGCTGTTTTAGCTAAACTATCGCCCGCCCGCAAACTGCTAGTAATTAACGCGCCAAAACCTGCCGCGCCAACTAACCCAACAATGGCTGTTTTAGCACTCAGTACTGCGCCACCAACTTTCTTTAGTCCTGCGGTAGCAGATGAAAAGGCTTTTTTAGTTTTATCAAAAGCCTTAATCGTGATATTTAGTTTTTGGTTAGCCATCGGAATCCTTTAGTATTTCAAAATATGCCATCCACTCTCGATATTCTGAAAGGCTTATTTGCTCTACTTCTTCTATAGTCTTATGAAGCCGATCAGCCAAAGATATAAGATTCAATCTATGGTGATCGGTTTTTAGTTTTTTACTAAATCTTCCTCAGACTCTAAGTCAGCAAACATCTGATTAGCGATATTAGATATTACATCTGTATGCTCGCCCATCAATTCCATTCTATCGTCTGCCGCAGTAAACAGCCTTTCACCACTTTGATCTTCTGCTTTCATAATAATCAGATCAACCATAGCGGCTATCGTAGTGTTGTTTAAGAAGTTAGGGTGCTTCTTCTGCAATTGGTTCATGTCGTAGCAGGTAACTGGTCTGCAATACAGCTTGAACGCTCCAGAATCATCACCCCATTCAGGTACGTCAACCTCTCTAACCTTAACTTCTCTGCGCGTACGCAACTCTTTTGCTAGTCCCATAGTTTATAACCCCCGTTATTAAGCCGCACCCTCGACAATATCGCCATTAGCCTGAATTTCAAAAGATGCTTCAACCATACCATCAAAAGAAACGCTAATAGACTTACTTGTAACAATGCCATCGCCAGTGTACTTTTTGCCAGTACCTACGCCATTTGGATAGATCTCAAAATCAATTCCAGATGTTACGTCAAGATCATCTTGTGCCGCATCTGTAGAATCCCAATAACATTCTAAGCTAACACTGCCAGACTTCTGACCTGCCAAAAATGTTCTGCTAGTTGCGCCCATAGAAGTAGAGTCGATAGTCTCACCCTCTTCATTGATTGTGAAAGATCGTACTTCTGCTACTGTAGCTAATGTGCCGCCATCAGTAACCAGTTTTACAATGCCGCTATTACCTGTTGCAATTGCCATGTTTATAACCTCATAAAGTTAAAGTGTACCGCGCTGATACTTATACAGTACACGCAGAGTTAAAATTACACCGCCAATCGGTGCTATAGAACCTTCATCTGTCTCAATGCTGATAATCTGTGTGTCTAAGGCTACATCGCCTCTTGTTCTATCTACATCAAGACTTTCTTCAACAGCTTCTATGATGTCATTTCTGGCAGTATCGATCTCTTTGCCTTTCACATAACATACAAGCTGATAGTTAATCGTTGCCATTCTGTTTGAAAGTGAGCCGCCAACAGTATCGTCATTCCTGTCTTCGTCTGCACTTTGCACCAGTATAGCAGGGAACTGAGCATTGGATAACTTCTCAAAATCAAACGGCTCTCTGGTTACATACTTAACTTTTACAGGCAAATCAATGTTCTGTAATGTTTGTACCAAGTTAACCGCTATGTCTTCTCTAATGCTCATTTAATGTTCCTAAAGAATATATCGCCAAGTTTCTTTTCTTCTTTCCTATTAAATCCAAAGAAAGGTCGTAGCTTATTGTTTCCTGCCGCCTTTTTAGCTTCTGCGGCTCTAGTAAAAAAGATAGTAGCTTTCTTGCTATCTGCCTTACTGGTCATTGCTCCAAGCATCTTACCGCTAAATTCAAGATTAGGCTTGTTCGTGCGACCTCTGAATCTTCTAAATCTTGCGTACTTAGGCGAATACTGTGTAAACTTTCCACCTTTAAAGCCAACACTGCGCTTTGTTCTGCGCTCTATAATGTTGATGCCCTCTTGGGCTGTAATAGATAAGGCTCGCTTTACAGATTCATTTATATCTTTTCCTGCTTCGCGTAGTCTTTTTTCTACTTGTTTAGCGTTACTATTTATTTCTACGCTAACATCAAACTTTTTTTGCTTCTTCTTTTTATCTTTACCAAGAGCAGATGCGCCAATTCTTGCTATTATTGGCAAGCCCATTATCTACTCAATCTACCGCTATGGATAGACTTCTTCTCTGTTTCTGTTACGACACTATCGTTGTCAGCATCGTATTCAATGCCATCTCTTAGGATACTATCTAGCTCCTCGCCATAACGCGACTTGTAGAAAGTAATCATGCTCTGGAATCTATCGCCATCTACCCAGTTAGTTAACTGAGGCAATGCATACTTCCACAACACTAAGTAAGATGCACATCTTGTAAACTGTGAGTCTGTCAGGTACGCGCTGTTTAGCTCGCCTGATAAACCTTTCTTATCCCACCAACCTATTCGTAGTTCGCGAATAATA